TTTAAATAATTTTGTGCTTTTAATAAATCTTCTAATCCGTTTTTTTGTTTATATCTTGATATATATTTAATTATATTACCTTCATTAAAATCTAAATTATTTGCAGTTATATAATCTCTTGGTTCAATTTTATTATTATAATGTATGGGTTTAATATTTTTAGTTTCCATATTATAATATATCTATATATTAATATATGAATAAAAAAGAACTATATAAACCTTTTGTAAGTAAAGCAAAAAATAAAAAATATAGTGTATATGTTAAAAGTCCATCAGGTAATCCTAAATTGATTCATTTTGGTGATTCAAGATACGGACAATTTAAAGATAAATTAGGGCATTATAAATCATTAGACCACGGAGACCCACAAAGAAAAAAGAATTATTATTCAAGACACGGAAAAGCAACTTCAAAAGATTCTGCTAAATATTGGAGTCATAAAATATTATGGTAAAAATGCTATCATTTGCAGATAATATATATATAATAAATTGTCAAATGATAGCATAATAAATAAATAATAATAATTACTATTTTTTATTATTCTTTTTACATTTACAAACTTTATGACCTTTCGGACATTTCTTTTTAGTTTTTGTCTTTTTAGTTTTTGTCTTTTTATCATCTGTATAACCTTCAAATATATCAGTTATTTTAACTTTTGGTTTTTCTTCAATTGCTTTAATATATCCATTAACCTTTACAAATTTATATTTACTTTTTTTTTGTTCGTTCATTATATATATTATAATATAGATATTATGGAAGAAAATAAGAATTTAAAAATATTAGCAGTAAAAGAACCAAAAAATTTTATTAAAAAAGATTATCCAAAAATTTTACCTAATCCTTATGGAGGGTTATTATTAATTGTTGGAAGTGTTAAGAGTGGAAAAAGCACTATTATAAATAATTTATTAATGAACCCTTCATTTTATAATAAAAATTTAAAAAATCCTTTATTTGATGAAACATTGATAATTTCAAATACGATTTTAAATGATTTTAATATGCGATTTTTAAGAGATACATTTAATTATAAATCACATTATCAAGATGGGGACATAATGGAATTATTAGAAAAACAAAAAAGTTATGGAGATAGAGAAAAAATGCCATTAGTTTGTTTAGTTGCAGATGATATTCTATCTACAAATTTTAAGAAAAATAACGAATTATCATTTTTAGCATCTCGTTTCCGTCATTACAATATTTTTTATGTTATAACAACACAAGCATTCCGGGCATTAAGTCCTATAATCAGGTCTAATGCTACAAATGTTATTATAACTAAACAGCAGAATGACAATGAAAAATCTAAAATTTTTGAAGAATATGCACCATTATTTCAAGGTGAAAAAAAATTTAATGAACTATACGAACAGGCAATCAATCACGAAAAATATTCCTTTTTATATTTAAAATTAGATGAAAACCCCGCAGAAGCATATATAAGTTTTTTTAAAAGAATTCATTAATTTTTTTTATTATATAAATTATATATATATATAAATATGGATGATTACGGAATATCACAAGCAATCGCAACAAGTAATAATTATTTGAGTAATTTTTCAACTGCGGTTGATTCAATTAAACAACAAAATGATGTTATTAAAAATCAAGCAAGAAGGGATTTATCAACAGAAAATCAAACAGAAGATTTAGCAGCAGGCAAAGATTTAATAGGCAGTGCTTACGGAGGTTATGGTTTTGGAAATTCTGCTAAAAATTGGGCTAATAAAAGCAAACCAAAACCCAAAAAACCAGCATCAAGCACACCAACCCAACAAGAAACAGAACCCACCACACCAGAAGAAGAGCCAACCACACAAGCCGGTGATGCAGACCCACCACAAGCACAACCACCAGCACAGCAAGCACCCACACCACCAGCGGAACAAGAAGAGCAGGCACCGACTGAACCTACACCAGCACCAGCACCACCAGATGAAGGAGGAGGAGAACAGACCAAATTAATGAGTAAAGCATTAAATATCACAGATGAAACAGCCGAAAAGCTCGGCAAATTCGGGGGTATAGCAGGAGGGCTCACACAAGCAGGAATGAGTTTAGCACAAGATTTTCAAAAAGGCAACTTTCATAATATGAATGGTGCCGAGAAATTCGGTAATATTTCAAACATAGTGGGTGGCGGTGCGGAAGCTTTGGGAAGTGCTCTTGATATGACCGGATTCGGTGCAGCCATCGGTGTTCCGCTTCAAGTTTTCGGGGGTGCGGCTTCGTTGATAGGTGGTATTTTCTCAACTTCGGGTGATATAGTAGCAGAAGGTAAAAAGAAAGAAAAATTACAAGAAGAAGAAAATAAACCAGATGTTCCATTACCTACACAAACAATTACACAACAAAGTGCAGGGGTTGTTCCTTCTATTGTTAGGCAACAATCAGCATATTAAAATTTATTATTTTTATTATTTTTTTTTTTTATATATTATAGTTATATATATAAAAATAAAAATGAGTTTTTGGAGTCCCGATAATAAACAAGATATAGGCGAACAATTATCAGTAGTAGTTAGAAGTGATAATTCATTAGAATATGGAGAAGGAGACGAAATTAGAATAGAAATTCCAACCAGTATTGAATACATTGACCCAAAACAATGTTATTTACAACTTGATTGTTTAGTATCTCAAACAAAAGCAGGTAATGGAAACCCAAGGGTATATTTAGATCATAAATTAGGAGGACAAATTCTAATTAAAGATATTAGAATTATGGCAAATAATAAACAAGTATTAATAGAATCTATTGAAGATTATAATAAATATGTTTCTATTATTTACGATTATGAAGACAATGAGGTATTAAGACAAAAACGAGGATTAACAGAAGGCACCGTTCCAAAAAATATTGATTTAATTAATAATATTGATGATAGCGGACAATTTGACCCCGAAAATAATGATTGTAAAACTAACCCATATTTTATTAATAATACAGATGGAACTTTTACTTATAAAAAAGCGAAAATGTGTTTAAAATTACAGGCAGGTTTATTCGCACAAGATCATATAATCCCTAATGCATTGTTAGGCGGTTTATCGGTAGTTATTACGACTGAATCTAATAATAAAGTTTTTGAAACATTAGAAAGCACTTCATTATTTCAATCAGGTTTAAAATATAAAAGGGGTATGACATTTATAGGCATTGATACAGAAGGATTAAAATTAGCAGATAATGGAAAGACAAGTAGTTTTTTCTTTAATAATGATAATAATATATTTGATGTAGATGATGTCCCATTCAGAGTTGGAGATGTTTTAAAATTAATAAAAGATGATAAAACAAATGATTCAATGGAAATTTTAATAGATACAATCACATTAGATACAGGAACAAAAGCACCTATTAATAATTTTAAATTAATTAAAATTACAGTATCTGCTGAAATAACAAATACACTTGGATTTGATATTGACCCAGGAGCATTTTTTGCCTATAATCATAGTTTAGATAAATTAACCGCATTTACACCGAGTTATACACTTTCTAATGTTGATTTTATCGTCCAAGAAGTTAAATTAACAAGTCAAGCAGAAGCACAATTAATGAAATCTTTATCAGTTAATAAAAAGGCAGTATATGATTTTACATCAGTTCAGAATTATAAATATTCTGCTTTATCAAATGATATAGCATTAAATATGAGAATACCTATTCAAAATAAAAAATCATTTTGTTTATTAAGTATGCCTACTGATAGTTCATTATATACCGATGCTAACAAAATAAATGCAAAAGGCACATATTTATTAGAAGCAAATCGCAATTCAAGCAGAAGCGGATATACAGGAATATATGATAATATGAAAGATTATCAATTTTATTATGAAAAATTACAACCTTCAAGAGCTGTTAATGTTGAAAAATATGCAACAGATGGATTAGATGCTACCCATATGGTAGAATTAGAAAAAGCATTAAGAAGTGCTGATATATTACCTTTATCAATGAAAAAAGTAAAAGAAAATTTCGTAATCGGAAGAGCATTTAGTGTAAATGGTGGAGTTTATGATCCTACAATGAAAGATTTTAATGTAATGATTAATTATACTACTAATGGAACTAAAAATAAACTTTTCCATAATTTTGTAGTTCATAAAAGACGAATTAATATTGATAATACATCAGGTTCAATCACTATTGACATTTAAAAACATACTTAAATAAATATCTTTATTATATATATATAGATAATGGAAAATAATACAATTATAGAAAAATATAATAAATTAGTAGAACAACGAAAAAAAGCAAATAAAAAATATCAACAAAAAATGTGTAAAACCCAAGAATTTAAAGAAAAAAGAAAAAATTACTATCAAAATAATAAAGAAGTAATGCAGGAAAAGAGCAGAAATCATTTTAATAAATATTATGAAAAGGATGAATCAAAACAAAAAAAAAAAGATTATTATGAAAATAATAAAGAATTGATTAAATATAAAAATCAGTATAAATATTATCTTAAAATTAATAATATTGATAAATTTAAATCTAAATATCCAGAAAGATTTAAATTATTAGAAGATAATAATTATATTACTAATAATTAATGATACAAACTTTTTTAGAAAAATTAAATGAATATATAGAATTCATTTCAAATTATGATGATGATGATGATTTTTATTATACAGATGATGAAGATGAATTAGAGGAAGAATACATCAGTGAGGAAGAAGAATATTAATATTATTTTATAAATAATAAAATTATATTAATAAAATGCTATGATTTGCAGATAATATATATATAATAAATTGTCAAATGATAGCATAATAAATAAAATATTATAGATTTTATAAAATATTATAGATTTTATATTTTATTCATTATTATTATAAAATATACTTAAACAAATATTTATTATCTATGGTAAGTATATATAATATAGAAATGAATAACACAAAACAATTTGACAATTTAAAGTGGTATAAAATTCCTTATCAAAAAAAAGGATGTTGCGAGGTGATGCCGTGGAGTCAAGATGAAAATTATTTTAATAATAATTATATAAAAGATAAAAAAATAGATGGTGCTACAATTACAGGTAAATTAAATAATATTTTTGTTATAGATTTAGATGATTATAAAAATGATGACAAAAATATAGATGCTAAAAACTTTTGCGAATTATTCCCAAAATCACATCCAATTTGGAACACTTATAAAGTGCAGACAAGGTCAGGCGGATTACATCTTTATTTTAAATATAATAAGTATTTAATTAATAAAACGGGTAAGGGGTTAGACATTAGAAATGATGGAGGAATAATTTATTCNGNATNANNCTCATTTTTATAATAAATCAATNATGACAACTAAATTTGGAAAATATACATTATTAAATAATGTTGAACCGATTGATTGTCCGTCTGATGTTTTAGAATATTTAAACAATTGTGGTTTTGTTTATACAGAAGAAGCCTTTATTAAAGCAGAGGAAAGAAGAATTATAAAAGCACAAAATAAAAAAAAAAGTAAAAAAAATAAAAATAAAAACAATAAAAAATCATCCATTAAATACAATAATAATATTGAAACTTATTTTAAATATATGATTCCAGAAACTGAATTAAGAAAAATATTTGATACATTGCCCGAAGAATTTTGGACGGTATATTGTAGCGGAAAAGATAAAGAATCAGACGAGGCTAAACCCTCATTTTTAATTTGGACTACTGCTTGTAAAGTTTTACAATGTGAAGAATTATGGGACGAATACAATGAAAAAAAAGACAAAGAATTTATAGAAGAAGCAAAAAAAAATAAAAAACCTATTAATCCTTGTTATGATTATGATAAAAATTTAAATATTTGGGATGGTTGCCAACCCTTAGAAGCATCAGTAAGTATTTTATTTAAATATTCAAGTTATGAAAATGTTTTTAAATTATATGATTTATATAGATATCAACCTATTGAACTAAATAATATTAAACCAGATGAAGAAATAAATAAAAAAAAATTAGGTTATGATTTCTTTAATAAAAAAGATAATTATATTTGTATGGCAGATACAGGAACAGGTAAAACCACTTCAACAGTAGAACGACTAAAAAATATTGAAGATGACGAAAATGTCTTAATTATTGGAAGTCGTAAAACATTATGTGAAAAATTATATACTGATTTATTACAAGTTGAAAAATTTAAAGATGATACCTATTTATATTCAGATATTGGGGCAAGAAATTATGACCCTTATGACTGTAAAGCATTTATAGTTCAATTAGAAAGTATTAAACATTTTTATAATTTAGATGAAGAAGAATTTAATGATACTGTTTTATTTATTGATGAATTTAATTCATTAATAGAACATTTAATAAGGTCTTCAACAATGAATGAGACAAGGTCTTATATTTATGAAAAATTTATTCAAATATTAAATGGATGTAAGCAAATTATATGTGTAGATGCAGATATAAATGATGCTTCAATTAAATTTTTTGAAAGAAATAAAATTAGTAAAAAATTAAAATTTGTAAAAAATAATTATTTACATAATAATAATAAAAAAGCAAAAGAAATTAATAATGATGATGAAATGTATGAAATGATGGAAAAAACTGAATATTGGATTTGTCCTTGTGATGGATACGGCACAGCAAAAGCACTAAAACGGAGGTTTCCCGATGCAGAAATAATAACCAAAGACCCAAGCGAATTAAAAATGAATGAATTAGACGGAATTAAACGGCTTATTTTTTCACCAAAAATTATTTATGGTTTAGATTTATCTAAATTTAATTATTCGGTATTTTGTTTTTTTCATACAAAATCTATTAGTCCATCTCAAATGGTTCAAATGGTTTGTAGGGCACGTAATATTGATTATATATACTTTTATTTTGAGAATAAAAAATGCCAAAATAGTTATGTAAAATATGAAGATGTAGCAAATGAAATATACACTAATAATAAATACGGACAAGACTATTTTAAACATAATTATTTTAAAAAATATGAAAAAGCATATTTAGAAATGTTAATAGATTATACATATATTAACAGATGTTTTAAAACTAACCCTCGACGACATTTTATAAATGTTTTAATTCGTCGTGGAGTGCATATTGAGGATGACTGCTTAATATCAAAAAATAAAAATAATCATTTAGACAGTATGAGGAAGGAAGCAAAAGAGGAATTATACAATAAAGAATTTAATTTAGATAATTATAAAGATATAAATTTAATATTAAAAATTGAACCATCAGATATTAATGAAAAAGAAACAGACACACAAGAAGAAATGAAACAAAAACAAGAAATTAGAAAAATATTTATTCAAGATAAACGAAGAATTCAACATTATAATATTTGTAATTACTTTTTATTAAATCATCATAATATAAATTTTGAATTAAAAGATTTAACCAAGGTAAGCGACTTTATAGCAAATAAACTTAAAAGCGATACAACAAAAATGAAATTTTTAGATGATGTCAAGATGTTAAGTGGTGATAATGATAAATTAAATATTAATCCTACAAAAGGAATTAAAGAACATCAAAAAATATTTAATTTATATAAAATTATTTTTGGAATCAAGAATTCAAAAGCAGATTTTAGCAATGCTTATGGTTGCAAAATTGTTATTGCTTCAATGTATAAAAAAATATTTGGTGATGTTTTCAAATCAAAAACGAGTAATAAAAAAGAACAAAGAAATAAAAAAATATATACATTTAATGAAGATTATATTAATACTGATATTGAATTATTAAAAATTAGAAATAAAGATTATAAAAAAAATAATAAAAAATATTGTAATAATTACACAAGTGAAGAAATAGAAATAATTACAGAAAGAAAAGAAGAAAAATATTTACAGTTTGACCCTGTGATTTATGATAAATTAAGCAGTAAAGAAGCAAAAAAAAATATAGAAGAGGATTTATATGATAATGAATTTAATGATTTAGAAGTAAATATATATACATACACACAAGAAGACACGGAAAAATTAAAACTACCTAATAATTATAAATGGAAATATGATAAAACATACAAAAAATATGCTTATGATTATGCCTAAAAAATTGAATTTATAAAAATGCTATCATTTGCAAATAATATATATATAATAAATTGTCAAATGATAGCAATAAAAAAAATACATTAATATTTTTAAATA